AGTTGACTATAGTATACTTAAAACATATCTGTTATTTTTAAATCTTATGCCCGAAAAAGTTCGTGGCATTAATGGTGCAGACATCATATCATCAGAAATACCAGTTGATATGAAAGTTGCAGAGGTTCTAAGAAATTTAAAATGAGCAACGAATTTAAAAAAGAATGTGGTGCGGGCTATTATTGGTGTAGCACTGATAAAGCCTGTAAGCCACTTAAAGAGGATGCTGGAGCAATGGGCGCACCCGCGAATGCTGTGGGTGGTGGTGCTATTGCTGGTCTTGGCGTTGGACCACAAGGTGAACCAGGTGTAAAGAAACGCAAAACTGCAACATTCATTTCATTTATAAAGAGAAAATCAAATGTGGCTTCTTAGCATTTTGCCGTCCGGTTTTCTTTTATTCATTATCAATACAGTTTTAATTTGCGGTGCCGTAGGCGCTGTAATAGGGTTTTTAGGTAGTAGACTGCCATTAGTTGGCAACTATGCAAACGTAATCAAATATGTTTCCATAGTATTACTCTGTATCGGTATTTACTGGAAAGGAGGCTATAGCGTCGAGCAAGAGTGGCGTCAGAGGGTGGCTGAATTAGAGGAGAAAGTGAAAGATGCAGAAACGAAATCACAGCAGACAAATGTTGTTATCGAAACGAAAATCCGAGAGAGAACTAAGAGAATCGTTGAGACAAGAGAGAGAATTGTCGAAAAGATTAAGGAAGTGGAAAAAACAATCGATGCAAAATGCGAACTTGATCCCAACGTTGTAAATATTTTGAACGAAGCAGCCAAGAAACCATGAAAAAATTACTTATAGTTTTATTGCTGACTGGCTGTAGCACTACTGTTCCAGTGGCACGTAAGTTTCCTGAAATACCAGATTCATTCAAGAATTCTTGCGCGCCATTGGCACAGGTTAAAGAAGGTACAACCAAACTGAGTGAAGTGATTACGGTTGTAGCCGATAACTATACAGAGTATCATTTGTGTAGTGATAAAGTTGATATGTGGATAGAATGGTATAGATTACAAAAGGAAATTTTTGATTCTGTAAAATAAAACCTGAGGATACACATGGAACTTAAAAAAGAACAACTAAAACAATTACTACCAAAAAATCCATATATTGATCAGTGGCACAAGGCGTTAAGCCAATTACTTCCAGATTATGAAATCAATACACCGCAGCGTATTGCATCGTTCGTTGCACAGTGCGCCCATGAGTCGGGTGGATTTGTTTTTCTCACTGAAAACTTAAACTACAAAGCAGAAAGCCTAACGAAGATTTTTGGAAAATATTTTCCAGATATGGCAACTGCAAAAGCATACGAAAAGAAACCAGAGAAGATTGCAAATCGCATCTATGCCAATCGTATGGGCAATGGCGACGAAGCCTCTGGTGACGGCTACAAATACCGCGGCCGTGGACTTATTCAATTGACCGGCAAAACAAATTATACTTGGTTTGCGGCATCACTAGAAATTTCACCAGAAGAAGCAGCAGAATATACACAAACATTCGAAGGCGCTGCACAATCTGCATGTTGGTTTTGGGAGACAAACAAAATCAATCAGTGGGCAGATAAAGGTGATATTCTCACAATGACCAAAAGAATTAATGGTGGCACCATAGGACTTGAAGATCGCAAGAAACATTATGAACATGCACTTCACGTTCTAGGAGTTCACTAATGAAATATCTAGCATTTCTATTATTACCATTGCTGGTTGCTTGTGAGGAGAATTATCGTTATCCTTGCCAAGATCCGGAAAACTGGGATACAAAACAATGTAAGAAACCATACTGTAGCGCAAACGGAACTTGCCCTGAAGACTTGACACACTACGAAAAAAATAAAAATGGTCAACCTTCACCATCAACACAATTTCAACAAGTTCCAAGTAAAGGAGAATGCAAATGATTAAGGATTTATGGTCAGGAGAAAGATATACAACTGAAGAACTGAATGCACGTTTAAAATTCTTTATTGGTATCGTTTTAGGTTTAACACTTTTTGGTATTGTATTTGTTGTATTGTATAGCCTCATTTTTGTCACTCAGCCAATGAATGGTATGAGTCCTGTTGACAACAAGTTTTTTGAATTGATTATTCCAATTGCCACATTCTTGACTGGCACACTGTCAGGTATTATGTTAGCAGGAGATGATAAAGATTTAAGAGCAAAGGCACTTGATGCTGCGAACAAGCCATACGTGCCACCACCAGCATCTCCGTTGCCACCAAGTGGTGGTTTTAGTGCAACATTTTCATCTACTGTCGCAGAAGTACCAGTTGCAGCAGCCGCAGCATTTGCACCAGCAGTAGCAGCAGGTTTTGGTGGTAAAGAAGCACCAACACAACCACCACATCCAGAACTATGATTAACTTTATAGTCAAAGCACTTTCTGGTGAAGGTGAGCAAAATCCAAGTAGCAAGAGATTGATAACTTTTTTGGCATTCATTCTTCTTGCTACGGGATTTATTGCCGAATTGTTTTTTGAAAAGAAGTTGAACCCACAAACATTTGATGCTATAATGTATATTGTGTTGGGTGGACTAGGATTCACGGCATCCGAAAAATTCATACCAAAGGAAAAGAAATGAAAAAAGAAATTGCGTTAGCGTCAATGATTTTGTTCCTGCTTTTTGCACCACTCACAAATGCAGCATTTGCCGCTGAAGAAAAGAAAGTGTGTGTCAAAGAGTATGACAACAAAACCAAAAAAGAAAAAGAAGTTTGCAAGACAATTAAGGTGCATAAGAAACTAGAAGGCACTAAAATTCCTGACAAGAAATAATGATAGACGGAGAAGTAGCACTTAAAGTGGAAGTTGGCGTTCTCAAAGAGAAAGTCGGCACTATTGCCGACCTCTGTGAGAAGATGGATCGTGTTATTGAAAAACTTGCGGACAACAATACAAACAGTGTCAATCAGATTTACAAAGACATGGACAAACGAAAAGAAGATACCGTAAGTGATATCAAAGAACTTCATTCAAGGATTACCACGACAGACAGAAACCTTTCAGACAAGATTGAATTGACTGAACGTAGAATTATGGATGAAATAAAATCATTGCGTGATCACATTACCGAGCATAATCAAAAAGAAGATGATGATCTCAAATCTTTAATGCAATGGAAATGGATGGTTGCCGGTGGTGTAGTTGTAGTAGCATGGATTATTTCTAACGTTAAATTTGAATACCTGGCAAAGTTTTTTAATTGATTGATTTTTGTGAGTAGTAGTGTTATAATGAATGCATGGCTCTATACATTGATTCAAAATATGTGAGAATGGTGTCTTCACGCTTGCGTAACTTCAAGCAGAAGAATACCAATCTCTGGAACTTCTCATGCCCATACTGTGGAGATTCCCAAACAAACAAACTCAAAGCCCGTGGCTACATGTATGCCAAGGGTAATGATTTATTTTACCGTTGTCATAACTGTGGAGTAGGAACAAATGCAGCCAATTTCATCAAGCATGTTGACCCATCATTACATGGAGAATACATACTCGAAAAATACCGAACAGGTGCAACCAACACGCATCATAGAAAGAGTGAGGTTCCACCAAGAATCATCACCAACCCACCCAAATTTGGTCACATCCAAAAGCGCAGCATATTTGAACATGGGGAATGGCTCAGTAACTTACCAAGTGGACATTTTTGTTTAAACTATGCAGAGAATCGTTTAATACCTGAAGAACATTATGATAAGTTATTGTTCACCTCAAACTATAAAGCATTCTGTGATGCGTTAATTCCCAATCACGATAAAAAATTAATTGAAGATGCACGATTGGTCATTCCATTCTTTAATTATCAGAATGAATTAGTTGCAGTGTCGGGTCGTGCATTGGAGACAAGCGACCGCACACTACGCTATGTTACGTTGAGAACAAATGATTCAGAAAACAAATTGGTGTATGGTATGGATCGTTTGAATTTAGAAGAACGTGTATATCTTGTTGAAGGTCCCCTTGATAGTTTGTTTTTAAAAAATTGTGTGGCATCCGGTGATGCAAACCTTGCATTAACAGTGAAAAATATTCAAGCAAAAAAAATTACCTTGATATTTGACAATGAACCACGTAATAAAGAAGTTTGTAAGTTAATCGAAAATGCAATCAAATCGAATCATGATGTCGTTATTTGGCCTGATAACATAGATGGTAAAGACATCAATGAAATGATATTGAATGGATTTTCGTCTGGCGAAATTCAAAGTATTATAGATAGTAATACATTTTTTGGTTTGGAAGCAATAGCGAAATTTACATTTTGGAAGAAATTATGAACGTGAAATTGGTTGGTGTGACTGCACCTTTTGCAGGTCACAACTCTGCGGAAGATTTGATTGTATACATGGCACGTGTATCAAACCCAAATAATCAGAGTATGACGAAGGGTGACGAGAAGTTAATTCGTTATCTCATAAAAAATCAACATTGGTCACCATTTGAAATGGTCAACGTTGTTATGGAAATAAACACAACAAGAGACATCGCAAGACAAATCTTGCGGCATCGTAGTTTTTCTTTTCAAGAATTCAGTCAGCGTTATGCTGATCCAACAAAAGAGTTGAGTTTTGAATTGAGAGAAGCAAGACTGCAAGATACAAAGAATCGTCAGAATAGCATTGAAGTTGATGATAATGAACTCAAGTCTGAGTGGATGATTAAACAGATGAATGTCATCACTCAGGCTAGAAATGCATATACATGGGCGATTGAGAATGGCATTGCAAAAGAACAGGCGCGTTCAATATTACCAGAGGGTAATACACAGTCAAGGCTGTATATGAATGGCACTTTGCGTAGTTGGATTCACTACTGTCAATTACGTATGGCAAATGGCACACAAAAAGAACACATGGAAGTAGCAACAGAATGTTGGGAAATTATTAGAGATAAATTTCCAAATGTAGTAGCAGCACTAGAACAATAACAACGGAGAGAAAATGGTAGATGTCAGCAGCATTCAAATAGACCTAGAGAGAGATAAATTATTCGATGAACTCGGAATCAAAAGACTTAAAGAATCGTATATGCGAGAGACTGAATCAAGTCCTCAAGAAAGATTTGCATTTGTATCCGCTGCATTTGCAAGTAATAATGCTCATGCTCAGAGGCTGTACGATTACAGTAGTAAGCATTGGCTTTCTTATTCTACTCCTATCTTGTCTTTTGGCCGTAGCAAGCGTGGCTTGCCTATTAGTTGTTTTCTCCCCTATCTTGATGATAGTGCAGAAGGTCTTGTCAATACACTCTCAGAAGTAAACTGGTTATCAATGTTAGGAGGTGGAGTTGGAATTGGCCTTGGTATACGTTCGGCGGATGATAAAAGTGTTGGAATCATGCCACATCTTCGCACATATGACGCATCATCTCTTGCTTATAGACAAGGTAGGACTCGTCGTGGTTCTTACGCTGCATATCTTGATATCAGTCATCCTGATATTATCAATTTTCTAGAGATGCGTAAGCCTACGGGTGATCCTAATCTACGCACACTGAATCTACATCATGGTATCAATATCACTGATGATTTCATGTTGTTGATTGAAAAGTGTATGCTCGACCATGATGCTGATGATACATGGGAACTCAAAGATCCACATACACAAGAAGTCAAAGATAAAGTATCAGCACGTGAATTGTGGCAACGCATCCTTGAAACACGTATGCTGACAGGTGAGCCATACATTCACTTTATTGATACAAGTAATCGTTTGATGCCAGAGTTTCAAAAGCAAAAAGGCTTGAGCATCAAGCAATCGAATTTGTGTTCAGAAATTATTTTACCTACAGATAAACAGCGCACAGCGGTTTGCTGCCTTTCATCTGTAAACTTGGAGTATTATGATGATTGGAAGAGTAATGAACTTTTTCTGCGGGACGTGGCGGAAATGCTTGATAATGTACTTCAGTATTTTATTGACAATGCTCCTGATGCTATTCACAGAGCCAGGTTCTCTGCTGAACAAGAGCGCAGTATTGGTGTGGGGGCTCTTGGTTATCATGCTCTTCTTCAGAAAAAAAATATTGCGTTCGAATCTGCCGTAGCAAAGTCATTCAACAATCAAGTATTCAAACATATTCGTGAAAGATTAGATGATGCAAATTTTGAACTCGGTAAAATTCGTGGTGAGGCTCCTGACGCTGTTGGTACTGGCCAACGCTTTTCTCATCTCATGGCTATTGCACCCAATGCTTCTTCTTCTATTATTATGGGTAATACTTCTCCTAGCGTGGAGCCGTACCGTGCAAACGCCTACAGACAAGACACCCTCTCAGGAGCATACCTGAACAAGAATAAATTTTTAGATAAAATTATTCAGGAGAAATGTAATGCAGACAGCAAATTGGATTATCAAGAAATCTGGTCAAGTATCATTGCAAACGACGGTTCCGTCCAACATTTGGACTTCTTGGATGATTATACCAAAGATGTCTACAAAACTGGTATGGAGATTGACCAACGATGGGTTGTGGACCACGCCGCTGACAGACAACATTACATTGACCAAGCGCAATCCATTAACCTTTTCTTCAGACCTGACGTAAATGTTAAATACCTTCATGCAGTTCACTTTCAAGCATGGAAACAAGGTTTGAAAACGTTGTATTACTGCCGTTCAGAAAAACTAGCAAAGGCTGACAAAGTATCCAAGAAAATTGAACGTGAGATTATACAAGAGATTGACTTGAAACAATTGGCTACTGAGGAGGTCTGTTTAGCGTGTGAGGGATAAATGACATTCGAAATAAACACAAAGAAACCAAAGCCACATCCAAAGCGACCAACATACAAAGAAAAAACTCCTGTTCCGTCAAAAGAGCAGGAGAAAAAAGACAATAATAAAAACAAAGAAAAGTGAAAACAATTGCGTTATTTTTACACCAACCTAAATGTTCGGTTCAATCTGGTAATGGAATCATAAAAGCATTACACCCATACTACAAATTTAAAATATTTACTAAGCATGAACTTGAAGACAATTTTTTTGATGATGTTGATATGGTTTGTTTTCCTGGTGGCATTGGCGATTCCGATAGTTGGAATTATTTACTTAAATCTCATGTTGACGGCATCCGTAAGTTCATTGCTGGTGGTGGGCGCTACTTGGGTATATGCATGGGAGCATATTGGGCGGGAACTGACTACTTTGACATTCTTAATGATGTTGGAATAAGTCAATACATAACTCGACCTAACACAGATACAAGAAGACCACATGCAAAACAAATGAAAGTTACGTGGGATGATAAACCCGAAGAACTTTTCTTTTATGATGGCTGTGCAATCTTTGGTGATGAATCAAAGTATGATGTGATTGCAAGATATCCTAACGGTGATGCAATGTCTATTATACAGAATAGAATTGGTTTAATTGGATGTCATCCCGAAGCTGAACAACATTGGTATCAAGAATATTCGTGGATGAGAAAAAGATGGAATGACAGTAAAAATTATTTGCTGCTAGACTTTGT